TACGATAGAAATCGGATAATAAAAGTAATGCAACTCCATGTTGTAATCAGCGTCAGGAGTTGGCCCTAGAATAAACGTTGTGTCGTCAAATATAGCGTAGTGAGCTGGCGTGCCGGTTGCCGTTGGTATTGGATAAGCTTCTCTAATAAACTCTACATCTTTATTTAGCAAATAAGATTGCGCCCCAGTAACGGGGTCAATAGCAGCTAAAGAAAACGTTGCTAACCAATCTGAAGGCACGTTTAGAAATCTATTACTAGTTGTAGCCTGGCCAGTTACGTTCTTACGAAAGTCTGGAAGCTGAACTGAGTTAAAAATACGTTGTTCGGCTTGGTATATAAAAGTATTAATTTGGGTAGTGCCACTAACTGTAGCCGTGCCCGTACCCGCCGTATCGGTCCAGTCCTGATTAGGAAAGTCGTTTTCGACGTAACTTTTAATTAATCCAAACAGCGATGTATAATTCATTAGGGTTTACCCTTAAGCCATTGGACCGCGTGCTTTAGTGCCTTTAGTAGCTGCACCTGTGCCACGAATCTTCATTTCGCCATGCTTGTTATCAGGAGCATAGTTGCCCTTGGTAAAACCACCAACAGACATGTTTACTTTATCTATGCCATTGCCTGGCTTAGTTACTGCGTCTTTAACGTTTTTCATCTTTTTACCGTCCATAGTATGTGGCTCAGCATATACAGAAGCTGGACCTACTTCTTTCCCGCCTTTTTTCATACTGTAAGCCATAATTAACCTCGCTTTTGAGCAGCGACTTTAGCTAAGCCACGACCCATAGTTTTCATATCAATATTGCGCTTACCACCGCCAGAGCCTTTGCCGCCCTTACCTTTTAGCGCTGCTACTGTTGGACCTGAATCACCAAGGTTTTTACCCTTAGTTTTGCCTTGTTTAGTAATACCGTCTGCACCTGATTTATACGCCATGATTTACTCCTAAGAAGTTGTTATTGTAACTGTACCAAGTTGTGCCTGTCCTATCAAGGTATTTGGTGTTAATCCAAAGTCATTACCCATTCCTACAGGATTCCAACCCCAGTAAATCTCTCTACTACCACCAGCAGGAAATCCAATGCCTTGAATACTTGTGCTATCTGTTAATAATTCTTGCAAGCCAGTTGTACCGGAAACTATATAACTTAAGTCAGGACGTGGTTCACGAATTGCCTGTGGGTCATTGACCGGATACATACCCAATTGTAACTGTGGTTGGTCTGGATTCCAACAGGACTTGCATACTTTTATCTTAAATGGCTTAGTTTTTACAGTCTCGGTTCTAAGGTCTTTAAGCTTAAATCTAAAGTCACAACGGTCGCATTGTGCAATTGCATTCTTACCAGAGGCGAACTTAGTAGGCATGCTTACCTGTAATAGAACATGTTACGTGGAACAAAACGCACTGACGCTTTGTCTCGGTCCTCAGAAGAAGCTAGGTCCCATTGTTTCTCATAGTCGGCTTGCAACATCATTATTCTGTTTGGGTCTACTTCAGGTTTCTTCATAGACATGTGATACGCCAACCCTGCTACAAAGCATGGCAACAAGCGGAACGGAATATCTTGTTCATACGTGCCACCTGCACCAGCGTCTTGCATGCGACGTAGCCTGTAATACACAAATGTGTACTGATTGCCTGGCGGGTTAGGCGTAGGCCATAGGTTTACGCACGGTAAGTTCTGTACGGTAATCGCTGCGCCAGTTGTGTGCGCAGCTGCCGTTGTACCGTTTTGTCCACGGTAGCAGTTAACTAGTTGATTGCCACTGATGTTTGAGTAGCTAATTGTCTCACTGTCAATCTTAATAAAACCTACAGAAGCTAAGTTAGCTGTAGAGCTAAGAGTGATAGTAGTATCGGTAGCGCTAATAGTGCCGTTTAACGTAACAGTTGTAGCGTTGTCCATGCCTGATTGGCGGTTGACGTACATCTGAATTGGACGTCCAGTTGTTAGCTTGTTCGGGATTGACATATACGTCGGCTCTGCAATACGGCTGATGTTGATGTCAATCTGGTTAGATGTGCTACCGTTTTGTGTACGAATAACTGCATCAAGAATGTCGATAGTATCAACAGGCAACGGATAGATAGGCTGTCCAGTCACCATAGGAATAGACTGTTGCTCAACTGTCCAAAGATTAATACCTCGATTTGCCCACTCAATTGCCATCAAGTTCATTGAACGTCTAGCAGTTTTTAGGTCATAGCCTGTGCGTGACTCTAGCCCACAACGCTCGAACGCTTCTTCAACGATGTTGTTTAGGTCTAGATTAAAGGACGTTGTACCTGATGTGCTCATTATTTAACCTTTCGGTACGGCTTTACTTTTTGTTTAACACTCTTAGGCTGGGCTACAAACTGTTTTCCAGCTGCTTTTCCTGCTCGTTTTGCTTTGGTTGTTGCTGCGTATTCAGCAGGTGACAACGCTTTGATTGCTTTTTCTGGCAAGTATCGTTCTCCAGTATCACTTGAACGTTTCCCAGACTTAGTCGTCCACTTCTGGTCACCCCAAGATTTAAGAGAGCGCTGACTTTTTGCAAGGCCACTCACTTACTTATACCCGCCGCCAGACGCTTTATAGCGCTTGGCTAATAGCTGAGCCTTACGAGCACTCCACTGACCCGCAGCGGTGCCCTGAACGGCTGAGTTCTTAATACTGTTAAACATAGCTTTACGCTTGCCTGGTTGGGTGTAGTTACCCGCAGCATTTACCTTAGAAACTTTACCGCCTTCAGCGTATTGCGTGAAGTCAGTATCGTCCCTACGGGCTTTCTTCTTCCCTTTAGGCATCTTGCTTGGGTTAATTGCGCCCATACCACGACTAGGTCTCATATTAAGCTCTTGTTTTTCCACGGATAGCTATGCCATCGGCGCGCTTAGAAGCTGAAGATACTTTACCGCCAGCCTTGTAGTTCATCTTCTTCATCTTGTCCATCTTGTCTGACGGCATGCCGCCCCCACCGCCACCACTAGTTCTTGACATGGCTTTTTCTCTTTTGTTTTCAGCTTCAGCCTCTTTGTATCCAGCTTTATCGTTAGCATCTTTAAGGGCAACTTCTTTTGCGGTGCGGTCTCGCCCATACTTTGACCCAAAGTCATCATTGCTCAAACTTAGAACATCCGTCCTTAAACTAGCTTTGGTTTTTTGTATATCTGCTCTTCGAGCTTCTTGCGCTTCCACTCTTTTTTGCATATCGGTATCGTACTTTTTACGATATTCTGGGTCTATGTCGTATAAATCCTGGTCCATGATTACACCATCCTTCCACGGGTTTTACCCTTAATAGCGCATCCGTCTGCACGCTTAGATGCTGAGCCAACCATACCACCCTTAGCCTTCTTAACTGGCTCTTTGGTCGGCTTAACTTTTTCAATCATGCGGTTTACTTTAGCCTGTGTTGTATCTGGGTTTTTAGCATCTTGTTCAGCCATTTCTTTCTTGGCTTTCTCATTTTGCTCTTCAGTACCCATAACGTTGTCTTTAAGCTTTTGTAAGAGACTCATAGTTACACCATTCTCCCACGAGTCTTACCACGTTGAGCAATACCATCACCACGCTTAGAAGCTGAAGATTTAACCATACCGCCTTTTTTAGCTCCGACGACATCACTCATCTTACCTTCAGCAGCCCTACCAGGAAGTGATTTGCGTTTTGTAGGTTCTTTAGGCTTAGAAGGAGCCATCTCAGTCGTGTACTTTTTACCACGCCATTCAAATGATTTATCACCTTCTTTGCGAGCTGCAGCAAAAGCTTCTTTAAACGTCATATCCGCGTTTAAATTAGGGTTCATACCCTTGTCAACTTTATACTGAGCTACAGCAGCACCTTGCTGTGCTTTGTCTTCATCGCTAGGCTCGCGTTCGTAGTCAGGTAGACCACCGTCGTTATAACTTTTTTTCATTAGCAGCTCCCGCCACGCGTCATCTTAATCATCTTACCTTTAGTCTTGCCGCGTACTTCAATGCCACCGCCTTTAGCAAGCTTAGATAAGTTAGATTTCTTGCCGCTATGCAATTGCTTTTCGTGCATGCCAACGGCCTTCTTAACTACCTTCTTGTCCATTTTGACGTCTTCGTGCATACCGCCCTTAGCCATCTTTTTTGATTTGTCTGCTTTCATAAACTCTTCTCCTACGGATTTAGGTACGCCAGCTTTTTTGGCGAACTTTGGGTTATTGGCTATAGCAGCCATGAAATTATGTTGTTTTTTACTCGTGCTCGGCATCTTTTTTACCTAACAATTTTTGAACTGTTTTGCTTTCGTATATACGTAGCACAGTCCAAATAATACTTAGTAGCGCTGCTACTGCTGGCAACCAACTCATCAATGTTCCTAATACAGTAAGTAAAGACACGCCGTCTAAAAAGTGCTTTGTACCTTCGTTTAAATGGTCTTTCATTAGCATTTCCACCGTTTTAGTGAGGCTGCCTTACGTGTAGGGCGACCTTTTTCGTCTTTCATTGGGCCAGGCATGCCTGACATACGTGCGCAGAATGATTTCTTACGTGGACCACCTTCAGGCTGTGGAGCCTTTAGATTAGAGCCTGTAGCTGCGTTGTACTTAGCACGGCCTTTAGCAGTAAGCCCCGCACCTTTTGATACGGGTAACTTTTCGCCACGACCTACAGCTAGGGATACACCCTTTTTCTTAGCCATAGTACACCGTTGCAGTTACAGAAGCGCCACATCCTACAAAAATACCGTTAGGGCAGTAAATACCTTCTCCTGGGATTAAAACAGGTAAACCAACTGAGCTAAAAGTATCAATTTCTAGAGCAATACTGCTATACGCTGTGACGTTACCACTTGCATCACTAGTTACTAAAGGGTCTACACAAGTAAATGTATCATCACCTGTTACTGTAACTGCGTACGTACCATCCCGTGCTATTCCAGACGTAAAGTCTAAAAACACTCGTTGCCCCGTAACAAAACCATGATTTACTATGGTCACTGTAATTGTAGCGCTAGGACTGACGCGTGCGTACGTACCAGATGCTTGAACAGTTGGGTCGCATACGGCGGTATTTCTTGTTGATACAGTTCCGCTTGTCACCGTAATAGCCTTTAGTCTTACAGGTACTTGGGTTACAAGTAGTCCAGTATTTTGTGCGTGGGCAGATTTAACGTCATATTGCATCATAATCTATCCCTATCCGTAAAAAATAGTCGTAGTTACAACGGAACCAGGCAACAAACAAAACAATCCTTCTTGAGCAAGAATGCCTTCGCCTGGGATTAACGTATAGAACGATGTACCTGAAGCACAATCTGTTTCAGTCAAAATATTAGGGTACATGGTTACGTTACCACTGGTAGTTAGATTTGCTGTGGTTACAGTAAATGTATTGGTTGATACGTTTGCCACAGTAACGCAATCATCTGTTGCTGAACCACTAGTAAAATCAAGCCCTACTCTATCCCCGTTTGCCAACCCATGATTAGCAATAGTCACTGTGCAGACTGTTGAGCCTGGAATATTGTAAGTTCCGCTCAAGGCGCCCGCAGTATCAAGTACAGCCGTGTTAAAAACTGTAGACGTAGTAGGAGATGTAATTACACCTTTTAAACGAACGCGCCCATCGTACGCAAGTGCTGAAGCTGATGCGTGAAACGACTTTACGTCATATTGCATTGCCATCTTTATTCTCCTGGTCTGTATGTTGAGCAGCGAGTTTAGCTTTTAGCTCTTCAATTTGCTTAGCCTGCATCGCTGCGATACCCATAACGTGGTCTCTTTGTGATTCCAAAAGCCCAAGCATTATTTGAACTTCTGGGTCTTTATGAGTCAACATTAGACAGTAACAGCTTGCCAGTTGCCAGAAGCATCGGATACAAACAATAGTCCATCAGTAGAATCAATACCTAACGAACCTTTGCCTACACCAGAAGCAGCGCCGTCAACAAAATTACCTACTTTAATAACAACAGGAGCAGCGGCAGCATCATTAGCCAAGCGGATTTCAGCAGTCTTGTAAGGAATGACGCCAGAAGGGCCGCCAGCATCAGCTACAGGGTCTTGCATCTTCAAGTCCATACCATATTCAAAACCAGAACCAGCAGTAGTTTGAGCCATTGCAACACCAAAAGCGCAACGAGCGGTGGTTACACCAGAATCGCCGTCCATAAATGCCATAACAGCAGCGTCACCTGACAGGGTATTGGTATTAATAGTACCTAGTACACCAGCCATTAAACCAAAGTTAGCGTATGTACCAATAACTGCAAACTCACCTACTGTACCAGCCATATGGTTGAAAGTAGTAGAAGGAGCTACAGCAAAAGGAGCGCCACACTGGACACGTCCAAATACAGAAAAAGCCTCACCAGGAACTGTGTAATCGCTTGAACCAAAACCTGTGGTTGGCATTACACGAGCATAGAAGCCAGAAGTTGCCGTACCAGAATCAGCTGGAATTACATTACCAGTGTTAATAGTGGTAGGTGTTAAAGGTTGTTGTGAGCTTGCGTCTCCGCCTTGATAACCAGACCGCACTGGGCCTGAAAAAGTAGTACGTGCCATAATAAATTTCTCCATACAGAGTTAAGCTTATTAGTCTTGTATGAGTCTGCCGGGACAGTCTAATAAGCCGGTTATTCCCGGTTTATTGAATATTACTCTATTTTTAAAAAGTTGCAACTATTTTAAAACAAAAAAGGGACCCGAAGGCCCCTCTTTCTACACTTGGCGTATTAAGCGCCTTGTGAACCGAACATACCCAATGGGTCTGAGAAACCAAATGAGTAACGCTCACGAGCCTTGTAACGTACGTTACCAGTATCGAAGTCACCGTCCATGCCTGTAGACATAGGGGTACGAACGAAATGCTTCATGCCGTTTGGTACATCAGTGCACAAGAACCATGCGTTGTTATCTGTCAAGTAGTTGTTTACTGTATAACCACCTGGGATAGAACCGTTGTTCTTAATTGCGTTGATGTCGTTATCAGCTGTACCTACGCGAAGTTCTGTTTCCAACAAACGTGTTGCAACGAATTGCAATGATGGTGGAACAATTAACTTAGTAGGTTTAGCAGCGATTAACAAGCCACGCTCGTCTGTCCAAGCAGCGATTTGAATAACAGCATTTTCCAATGATGTTTCGTTCAAGTCAGCTTGAGTAGACGGAGTATTGCTGTTAACACCACCAGACACTAGCGGATGGTCTGTAGCAAACAATGCAACTCCATCACCACCAGCAAAGGCGCTGTTGAAGCCGTTGTTCAATACGTTAGCAGCTTTTACTTGCTTTGTGTACGCCATAGCGCGAGCTAATGCTTTAGTGTAGCGACCAGACAATGAATCATACAAGTTGTCTTCGATAGCCTCTTCAGTCAAGCTGAAGCCTAAAGCGATTGTTTCGTGTGTATAACGAGCTGTAAACGCTTCCTGTGCGTTGTCATATGCCAATGAAGAACCTTCGTTCTTTACTGGAGCGGCACTAAAGCCTGACAACTTAGTTTCTTCTTCGAACGAACGCTCAGAAGTCTCTGTATCGTAGATTTCTTTGTGTTGTTCACCGTATGTTGCGTACTCAAGTCCGAACAATGCGTTCAATCCTGGTAATAGCTCTTTTAAGAGTTGTGCGCGTGAAATAGCCATTTATATGCTCCTTAAGAGAGGTTATTGCCAAGTGTAACTTCTAATTGTGGCTGATTTAGCTTAACGATAACTTCACGGAAGTTAGTTGCGTTAACGGCTGTTTCAGGAACAACGTCGATTACACGGACTGGAAGAATCGCTGTATTAGCAGCGGAACCTGATATTACTGACAAACCTGAATTACCTGTGGCGTTATTACCTGTGCCAGTAGCAATTGCCATGTTTGTACCTACAACTGCACGTGTTACAGAAGTAACAACGCTTGTATTGCCAGATGTAGTAACTGCGGCTTTAAACGCAGCTTGTGGGTCCAATACTACAAACGCAATAGCGCTTGTAACGTTCTC